ACTGCCTCCCATTTCTGTGACCATTTGATTACATGCTTGACCTAGTGGGCATTTTAGTTTTCTTTCTTCCCAGCAGGTTGAGTAGTTTCGTAGAGCTTTGTCTGGATCAATAGCTCTGACAGCATCTTCTGGGAACCAGTATAATGTTAGTAATGTACGTCGTTTGTTGTTCCAGAATTCCATATCCGTTGGATCATGTGTGTAGGGTGCGAATGATGTGTTATAGGTTTCGTTGAATGGCATCTAATCGTCTCCTAAAAGTTTTACTGTTAGATTCATACACTTCAGGATTTCTTGGTATTCGTTTTTGACTTCTTGTATTAATGCAACGGCTTCTATCATCGAATCATAATCACCATATCCATAGTCATCTGCGAATGATGCACATTCTTTAAGGGTATTTTGGATGACTGTTAATTTCTCATTCGTTGTCATCAGATTCCATTGCTTTATCTCTAGCTATATTCATGTGGTGTCCTACATTTGCCATTAGTTCCATTGCCATCTTTTGAGTTTTGAAATCTGCCTTGTGATAGTTTTCAAGGATTGATTGAAGTACTGGCACATAATCAGCAATGATTGGGAATTTGTTACTCATTTTGATTGTCTCGAATAGCTATGAGTGATGAGATTAATGTAGCGATTGAGATTTTGTCCAGAGTGATTTGACAATTTCGTTGTTGATGGACCATTGCATCCTCTAGTGTGTCCCATTTTTGTGATTTGTGTTCCTTAATTCTAACGATTACTGATTTTTCAAAGTCTTGTCTTCGACCATAATAACTAGCTTGTTGTACTTCGATTTTGTCAGAACTAGTATCAGGTCTAATTGCAGATGTGTGCATCTTATCCTCTTTCTATAACGAGATTTTCAGTATTCCATTCATGATCATCTATCTGGTCGAGTATTTCTGGTTCTACCTCCATTTCGTATATGATTATTGGATCGCGTCCATTAGTTATAGTTTCAGTGAATAGCTCCTCTGCTTGTTCACTTGTGTGTGCTCGAACGATGAATCGTCCCCATACTCTATGTGTGACCAGTGCATCGGTTTCAATGGTGAATTGGTTCTTATCGTCAGGCAGTATTGTTTTCCTCTGGATTGAACGTTGGGTTAGTGTAGAGTAATTCGTTTAGTACCTTATTCTTTTTAACTGTATTGATTACCCAAGTTTTCGTTAGTGTCGGGTTATCGAAATGTATTTTTAGAGCTTCAAGCAATTCATCGATGTCAGGGGCTGTTGCAAATTGATCTAAAACTTTTAGTATTTCAGTAACGTTGTCGAATGGTTCTGGATCATCATCGAGTTGGTCTAGAAGCTTATTTACTGTTATCTCGTCGTAGTCAACTCTAAGCAATCGTAAGATTTCTTCTGATACTGGTTTGATTTCATCTGGATCAAATCCAGAGATCTCAAGTGCGTGTATGAGTGTCATGCCCCATGGTTCAATGAGTTCTTTTGTTATTTCCATGTCATCGGGTATGTTTATGATTTGGTGCATGATGATTGATGTCCATGCTGCTAGCAATTCGCATCTGCCGTCTTGTCCTTCGGATAAAATCTTGTTGTTCATGTACTCGTCTAGACTTTCTGACATAATATTTACTTTCTAAAATCATATCTATGATTTCATTTATTGCGGTGTAGCTCATGTTTACCAGTTTATTTGGTCTCCTTCCAATCGTTTATTTCTTTCATTTCTAGATGGAATTCTTCATCTGTTAAATACTCAGATCCAGCAATTTGTTCATCTGTTTCTTTTATAAATGCGTGTATCATTGGAACGAAATGTTCTTGATTTGTCTCATTTAATTCAACTAACTCTACTTTTGCAGCTTTATATTTGAATGCTAAATTCTCTACATTATTTTTAGCTCTCATCATATTCATTCTGTGTATAAATTTGAATACTTCATTTGTATTCTCAAATAGATTGAGTACTATGAACTTTTGAATTGGATTCATTCAACTCATTCCTTTCAACACACTAAGCACAATAAATTAACCTTTTACCCGTTTCAATCTCGGGCACCACCAGCATTACCACACAGCGACGAGGAACGAGGAGCGTGTGGTACGCTGGCCGTGCCAGAGTTGAAAACGAGTAAAAGGTGACGACTCCGGTTCGGCTGCGGGCACGGATTCGGTCTATGTTTATGAGTATTGATTATTTTTATTGATATTGTTACAAGGAGTCGTAAGATTGATGTAGATTGGTATGTTACTGACCCTCATCTATATTTTCTTGTATTTCTTAGGTCTTGTTGTGTTCGACTAAAAAAACTTGGAGAGGAAGGGGATTTCTCCCCCTCCCCTCCATGCTTTACTTGCCAGCTTTGCTAGATCTGCGAGGCTTGCGTTTTCCTCGCTCCCTGCTGGTGGAAGGTCGTGATTGTTCAGCACGCTTCGAAAGCATGAGTTGGGACTTGTACTCCTCAGTTTGTTCAACCGTAGGTGTGTCGGCATCCTCCTCTGTATTATTGGGTATACTCGTTGGTGTGTCGCCTACTCCGCGCTTCCTAGTGACCTCGGTGTCCTTATGGACTTCCACACTTTGATGTGCGTAGTAGTCGTAAAGGGCTCTCCCGACCATGGAATGGTTCTCACACTGAGAGCACAGGTGTTCGTCGTGTGCAGGGCTATAGAAGCTGGTGTATCCGTGTTGTCGACATGCGCGAGGCTCGCGGATCTCGGTCTCAATGATCTCGGCTGTGTGATTGAATCTCGGATCTAGTCGTGTCATCTGCTTAGCCCATGGGCTTGCAAACTTGTAATTGCGAGTAAAGGCTAATTGGTGGAAGTTATCCCACTGTGAGGCACACTTGATGCAAAATACTGTCCACGGCGCATATCGGTTGGTAGCGTGTGGAACCACTACGACCATTTCGCCGTGTGAGTACTCATCGGTGGTTTGATCGAGATATACGGGCTGACCTGTGCCATCGTCGCATACTGGATCTGCACATCTCGTTGCCCATTGCAAGTTTCCGATTCTGGCCCACTCGAACTGGAGCGTGTGGACTGCGGTGAACGGTTGAAGCGGCTTTCTAGCCATGATCTATTCTCCATGCCAAGCGCCTAACTCGCGCCTGTGCCGGTTGTAAGCGCACTTCCCCAGCTTCTGGGGATGTGCTAGCGTCAGAGGCACAGGAGAGAGGTAGGAATGATATGAGGCGGTGCGCTCTTCTATCAAACCCGTCTGGGTTTGATGGGCAGTTTCTGCCCGCGCACCGGATTTAGCGTTGTGGGTATAAAAGTTTTGGACTGAAGTGCACCTCTGGAAGCTTTGTCTTTCTTTTGTGCTGGTATAATGGTGAATGGATATTTTTCGGATGGACGGCAATTCTAGACTGGACGCTTTGCAGCGTGTGCTTGGGATGCTCAAGGCCGCTCAGAGTGCTGGGGTTTTGGAGGGTCTGCCAAGGCAGTTGACGACGACGCACGCTGCTGTGGCGATAGCTTTGTCGAAAGGATGCTCTATTGATGAAGCCGCTGCCGAGGCGAACGTGTCCTCACGCTCAATCGATAGATATCGCCACCCTCTGGCTGTGGTCGTTTCGGAGCTGCAAAAGCTATATTATGCACACACGTTAGATGGAGCGTCTGAGTCTTTAACCGAGGCGATTCCCAGTGCTATTCGCACACTGGTAGCGGCCAGCGATGCTGGTTCGATCACCGCAGCGAAGGAGGTACTCCGCCTCGGTTCGAGATCTATTGGTACGCCATCCACCTCTAACGATGTGCATCATATTGCGATTCATAACCCACGTAAGACAAGACCTACACTCAACCCTACCACTACCACTACACCAGCCCCACCACTACCCCCACCCCCATTCGCAGACAATATCTCGCCAGTGTGGACCGCTGCGTCGGCTAAAGCAGAGGAACATCCCTCTCAATCCCCAAAAAACATTGACGAAACACCGCTTCCCCTGCCAAAATAACGAATATAACTACAAATCCTACAAAACAGCGTCATACAGGATTAAAAGAGGGTGGATTCCGGGGAAAAATAATGAAAACAGGTAAAAATATGTCCCTCCAGTCCTTGTACCACGCGATATGACGTTCTCCCGCCTGTTCCCAGTGGCCGGAACCTCCCCCCCTATAGGGGGGAGAGGTCCAAGCGGCACACAGGCCGATTCATATGCTATACTCACACAGCAAATGAGGAACATCAACACAAATGGCTGACAACCAACCATCATACCCGCCTCCCCGGGACGTCGGCGGCCTTGGAAGTTTCATTCCTAAGATCATACCTAAGGCCATAAGTGCGCTCTCCGACACCAGCTTTGCAGATGCAATACGCACTACTATCGAACGTACTCCCATAGGTGGACCCGGAACTGAGCCGGGTGACTGGAATAAAATGATTGAACTTCGCAAGCTTGCGATGCAATCTATCAAGGATCAGGGGCTTTTAACTGATGAAGGGTATGCTGCGCTTGAAGAGGCGGTAGCTAATTTTGAGGGTCCGTTTCAAAAGTGGCAGTCCCCTAACAGCGCACTTGCGTACTTTGAGAACCCAATCAACGCCATCTACGCTGGAGCAGCAGCAGAGAAAAACGTACAGTCCGGACCCGACGAGACATGGCTGGATCAAGTAGGAGACGAAGCAGCTATGGAGCATAGGTATCGCTCGACTGGAGTAGAAGAACTGGTAGCAATAATTTTGCACGAATTCGGCCATTACTTGGACTGGAACCCTGAAGGCGGGGGGATGAAGGGTCATATTCCGACTGGCGTGGGCGGGGGAATTTACAGTCAATCTCCATCGACGAGTATGCAGATGATGAATACGGAGGCCGACGAGAGGTGGAGGGATCCAGAGGAAGTTGCTACGGATTATAGACCTCCCGTGACTGATTTCGATGTTTCGAAATACACAGCTCTTGCGTACGGCGCCGATCCGAAGGACCACAAAAGTTTCTACAAGTGGGCGAATCCGATGGAGCATGTCGCTACAGTGTTTGAGGAGGCGGTGATGGATTCAAAAAAAGGTTTGCTCACCGAAGAGGCGCGAAGGTCGCTAGACGAAAACCCGTGGATGCGGGAAATATTTGAAAGAGTAATTCCTAAAGAATCTCTTGATGTTGCACATGAGGCAGCGTCAGAAAGGTATTATGAATCACCGGACACGGGATTGGAGGGGGAACGGAAAGCGTTATCAGAGAAGGGTATTAAGAGATTTATTGAATACGAAGAGCGGAAGAGGGAAGATGCAAAGATACTGGATCGGGGTCACTACACGATTAAACCGAACGATACCTTGAGCAAGCTTTCCGAGCGATTTAATATAAGTGTAGGCGATCTAAAAACGAACATCATGCAGGGTAGGCTAGGTGGGTATACACTGGAACGTCAGCGAGATCCGAATAATCCAGATAAAATTTACGAGGGTGACATAATTGTGTTTCCTCCGGAAAGCGAGCAAAGCTGGAATTTGGACAAGAGCGATCCGTCCGTCATCGGTGAGTTTGGTGAGATTCAATCACCAATTGATCCATGGCGCTAGGATATTTCTAGATGAGTATCGACTTTTTAGAGCTTCTCAAACTGCGGCTTCAATTTCCTTGGCTGGTGATGCCATCAACTACTCCATTCACCACCGGAATTCCAAAAGATCCTGACGAAGTTCCGCCTGTTGTCGTTCGTCCGGGTCCACCGGGCGGCATCGGGCAGGATGTAAAGGGTAAGCAACCCGAGCAGCCGAGAGATCAGAGAACGCCGCAGCAAAAACGGAAGGATGAGGAGGAGCAGAGGAGAATAGACCGGGAACTCGAACCAATCCGCAAAAAAATTCAAGAGGATCGAGAGAGGCGGGAGCGAGAGTTGGAGGATTATAAGAAAATCCATCCTCCTCTGAAAGCGCCAAAGCTAGATGAAACAGAGGCGGATAGGAAAAGATCTGAAGTCTTCAGGCGATTGCTGGAGCAGAAGGTCATTATAGGACCACCGCAAAGGCCGGGTACACCGCAGGGAGGTGGAGTACTCAAGGCTGGAGCATCAACGGATGATGCGGGTGAGGAAGAACGACCGTCGTCTTTCCGGTGGAAGGAATGGTCACCTTCTGTCATTCCTTTAGAGGAGATATTGGGGCACGCAACAGATCCAGAAGAACGCCAGCGTCTACTTGAGCAGGCGGGGATCACCGATGAATTTCTTGAAGATTTCCCTACTGGTTCTCTGCCTTCGTTTATAACGGATTATCTGGCGGGTGGGCGGAAGATACCCGAGAGCGAGGAAGGTCAGACCAACATCTATGATCTGCTGAAAGGAGACGTTTCCGCTGGCGATGTGGATGTAGATTTACCAGAGCATGAAGTAAGGGCAGGGTTGGGTGAAGAGATCCCGCTCAAGGATGCAAAAGAATTCGATCCCGACGATTTTATCTCGGATTTTTTAGAGTCTAGGGATATCAAGTCTCAGCAAGATCCAATGCAACGGCTTGGGGATATTATCGCAGAAAATCAAAAGAAACTAGATGATCCAGAAGCGTGGTGGAATAAGCGCGATACCTATGTTGAACTAGATCCCGACGAGGCGAAAAAGAAAGCTGCGATTAACCCGTATCTTTACCCTGAGAGTCAGGGTCCGTCGTCGATACCTGAATTAGACATACTTCGAGAGCAGCAAGCTCGACTGGAGCAGGATGGTAGGAGTAGTATCAACCGTTGGTTTGGGCAAAACGTTTTTGATCGAGACCCCGAGACCGAAAAACTGTTAGATTCTAAAGATCAGTCGGGTATAACGGACGAAGCGGAGTTGTTCTTACGGACTATGGCGGATCGGTATATGGAGTCTGGAAAACATAAACCTGAAGAAGAGCCATCGGACATCATGGATCGGATATGGAAGTACTACCAGCAAGGGGAGAAGAAGAGCTTCGATCAGCAGCATTGGGGTAGTCTGTCAGATGAAGAGAAGTCGGATTTGATTGAGACAGAATGGTTTCTTATCTTAGAGGCTGCGATATACGGTCAGCCACCCGAGACGAATTATTTCGTACAGCAAGGTATCGATCCCCCCGAATGGGTGGTCCCGTCGGATCGGGAGGTCGCAAAACAGGAATTCAGGCTCGCCCCGGATGCAGCCGCGATCATAGACAAGCGATGGGCTAAATTAAGCGAATCCATACAAGGCTGGGTGAGTGGCTTTTCTAATTATCAACTCGCACAACATATGGATGGATGGGTTACTAAGATAATCGACGAGACGAATGTCAAGACCGGATTCATGGAGGTGGGAGAAAAGTGGATGAAAGACGTTTTCGAAGATAGCGTATTTCGAGAAGTAACGAACAGATTTGATGATATTATGAAACGGACCACGCCTCCACCATTAAGCGGAGCGAGCGGAGTTACTGAGTATACGACGAAACAGTTTCCTTTTGGATCGGTACTACGGGAGGAAATGGACTCGGGGATGAAATCCGCAACATGGCGAGATCCGGGTACATATATTTCCAAACACGCTAAGGTTGGTGATACTTTTCATTATGAAACTATAAAGGGCGAGCGGAAGATCTATCGCATTACCGACATTATCGAAGAAAAGCGTTGGGAAAATGTTAGTAAGCGGTATAAAGAGGAAGGGTTCCCGACGAAGGAAGCATTAGCGCAAGTACACAAAGACATGCTGGGGATGTCTAAAGCGCGGTGGGATCAACAGAGCGAGCTTTTCAAGGGGGGTAAGGGAATATGGCACAATCCGGGGAAAACCATCGTTTTCGAAGAAGCAACCGACTTAACGGACGAGCTAACCAATCTCGGAGCGCCGCCCAAGCCTAAGCCTCAAGAACCCTATAAGCCGTATGTCGGACGGGGGCCGCAAGAGTTGAAGCCCGGTGAGACCGGGGGGAAACCTTCATATGTTGATGACGAGGGGATTATCCATTTAAGTGACGTACCCAGTCTTAAAGATTTACCGGAAGAGGACCAAGATCCAAAGCTGAAGATCACGGAGGGTCCGACCGTCGTCGAAAAGCGCACGGGTGAGGTATCACACGTGTACTGGGGTCAGGGTGAGAATAAGGAGTTTAGTAATGTAGCTCCGCGCCCCTTTAACTATGGTGGCGAGCAGTACTATTCCGTTGAACACGCCTATCAGACATGGAAGAACGGGACGTATAACGCGAAGATCCATAAGCATCCGGGCTGGCGGAAACCCGGATCGACGATAGAGGAGAAGAACTATCCAAGCCTGAATACAAAAGAGAAACATATGGGTAGGCTTGCCGATGGGACAGAGGTGACGCTTCCGGCCAATGTTGATTTGATGTACAATCTTATACGCGATAGCATGATGCAAAATTCGGAGGTTCTAAAGAAGTTCTTGGAGAGTAGTGGTAAGTTTCCTGCTATAGATACTGCGAGGGGTTTGTGGCGAGACGTATTACCGGCGGTTCTTGAGGGTGTATGGAAAGAGCTTCGCGCCATTCAGCCGGTTGTTACCGTTAATGTTGCCGGTAATCGTGAGTGGAAGACTCCGAAGCACAAAGAAATTATGCGTAAGACTCTTCGAGCGATTAAAGAAGATATTGAGGGGAACGGGTATCGAATGAAGGTTATTTCTGGCGTGCAGGTTGGCGCGGATCAGATGGGCTTGGATATCGCGAAGGAGTTGGGCTTGGAGATCGGTGGATGGGCACCCATGGAATGGATCGTGGATGGACGGGAAACCGGGAAGTGGCAGGATCCCTCACTAGAGCAAAAATATCCGGGTGTAAAAGAATTTACAGGAGGCGGAAAGTTTCAGGATGCAGGCGAGCGCTACACGCGGCGGACAGAACAAAACGTTAGGTCTGCTGATTTTACGATACAGTTCACCATACCCGAAAGATCTCAATCGCCGGGCGCTCAGGCGGCACGAAAATACTCAATCGCAGAAGGCAAAAAATTATACGATAACCCGGACGTTTCTCCTGATTCTAGGTTCCGACGAGGACTCCGAGCGGCTAAGCCTGATATGGCTCTGTTTGGTCCTGATCCTGTACTGGTGGCTAAGATTAAAGCAGAAATATCAAGTCGTATACCCGGACGGTATCGTAAATAGATATGTTATGGTCAGGAACGACTCGGCAATTCCGTGTGTTATTATATTACCAGATGCTATACTTGGAGGGACGTATAGGTGGGCCAAATGATGGTGGTAGCGCTGATGGTACTAACTGAACTTCTTACACATTCGGACGCAATGGCTGAACAGGCCGGGATCGATCCGCTTATTTTCAGAAACCAGATCAACATGGAATCGGGGTGGGATCCAGAAGCGGTGAGTTGGGCTGGTGCGGAGGGTATCGCGCAGATTATCCCCGCATACCACCCGGATATGGAAGGCAAGACCTTCGATCCATACCTGAGTCTGGAGTATGCCGCAAACTTGATGTCGAGCCATCTGGCGTATCGTGAGGGTGACTACCGGGAAGCACTGGCGGATTACAATACCGGACGAAATTCTTCCGGCGGTTTTCGGGATCAAGGCTATTCGTATGCCGATAGGATTCTCAAGTCGAGTGGAGAACATCAACCAACCGAACTTGAATTGCTCCGCACCGACGCTGCGCGTAATCATAAGCTTAAACTGGGAGCGCTGTATCATCTGGGCAATACCGTCGAGGTACTCAACCGTATCCCGCAGAGGGAGTTTTATAGCGAGGAAGACCAGATCACCCATAAAGAAGCCGAAGTCTATTACCATAACCCAGACGAATAGTCCTGTGCTATAATTAGGGGTTGGCAACGAAGCCATAAGTAAACAATGATGTTCTTTGTACTAGGAGCCTTACTTATGGAATTAGCTGTTATTCTTTTTTCAATGATATCGTTAAGCGGAATGGCACTCATCTTGCCAACGATGCTAGAAAGGCGACGAAATGGCCGAAGGAGCTAAGGGCCGCGTGATTCTACGCGATGGTCCCCGCAAAACGTCTCTTGAGAAGAGTCCTGATAAGCGACCTTCTCAGAAAGGGCGCTAGTGCCTAAGAAGAAGAAAAAGAAGTCCAAGATCAATCGGCGAACGCGCTACTAGGTGATCTGGAGGGCTTATCTAAAGGGAGATAATGACACCATTGGCGCACCCCCGCGCTGCCCTCCCCACCGGGGGTGCGCCTATTTTATTGGAGGGAATAGTGGGCGAAGAGCCCTCGGTTCTTTTAGATGCGTATAACGTAGTTCACGAAACTCGTGATCCCCAGTACGGGCCAGCACGAGAAGACTTTGAAGCGTTAGGAATCCTTTGGGCTACCCTGCTGAATCGGTGGTTACGCACGCAAGGGGAAGCTACGATTCCTAACATTCCGCCACGGGTGGTTGGAAATTTGATGATTGCACTAAAAATTAACAGAGATGTCCATTTCCCGAAACGCGACAATATGATCGACGTAGCGGGGTACGCGGAGAATGTGGAGCGATGACATGGCTGGAAGCGCGGTTACCATCGATTTCTTTGAATGTGACGATGAGGACGATTTCTCTCGACGTGTACGTCTGGCGGTTTATGGGCCTTGGTCTGAGTGTGAGCCTTGCGGGGTGGAGCTTCAACCTTGGGAAGAAACGGCGCTGTTGTCCCGTTTACGACGTAAACTTTGGAATCGTTCATCTATGGATCGGAGACGAACGGCACCCACCATCGGGTTCATAACATGAAGCGTCGGCTGCTTCATGGGAGGCAGTTCGGTTGGTGCGATACTAAGAAAATTGTACGAATTCAAACACCGCGCAAGGTTCCGCGCAGGGTTCCACTGATAGTTGAATGGGGGTATTATGGACTTTTGGATAAGCAGTCGGTCAAAGCGAAAACAACCGCGCCCACATGACAATAATTTGTATTCATTCGCGAACGCAGATGGTATAATAGATCTTAGAAAAAAACCTCGATTGTTTCGCTCCCCTCAAACCGACGTTCCGAAAGCCGTCCGGTATGAGCAGTTACTGGATGGCACGGATAAGTGGTCGGAAGATCCGACTATTGCTACTGCCGCAGAAACGATGGGCTGGGAAATTGTCTAACTCCAACAAAGGTATTCCATGGCCCACGACTTCCATCATCCCCGCCTTTCACAACCGTCATCCTCGATACCTGTTTCTGTTAAGCCCCCGGCTAAACCGTGTTGCGAAGAGGAGGATTGTCCGTGCTGTGGCGTTGGCAGACTTCCGTTCGTTAACGGGTGTTCATTAGCGATTTGTCCTAACTGTGGATACAAAGAGCCGTGTAGTTAATGCTGAAGAAGAAATCGCGAAATGTCGCGAATCGTGTGCGTATTTTGTACAGCATTACGCATGGTACACCGAAACCCGTGGAGCGCGTAAGGGTCTCCAAAAGTTCATCCCGTGGGATTGGCAACTGGCCCTTGTCCATCACTGGCAACACGGTGTAGAAGACAAAAACAAACACGTTGTATTAAAAGCTCGCCAACTCGGAGTATCGTGGTTGGTGAGCTTTTATGCGTTATGGTTAGCGCTCTTCCATCCCGGCTCGAATGTGCTGCTGCTCTCTTATAAGGAGATGGCCGCGAAGATGCTCATTCGTCGAATGAAGGATACGTTCGGTAAGATTCCGAAATGGTTAATCCCCGGTATCGAGCCGAATCGTAGCACGCAGGTTATCGAGTTCTTTCTCGACGGTGCAGACAATGCCTTTAGTCGTGTTGAATCGCTCGCTTCAACCGAAGATGCGGGACGTGGCGAAGCCACCTCGCTGGCGGTCCTCGATGAGTGGGCCATGCACCCGTATGATACCGAGAACTTTGCAGCGATCTCTGACTCGCTGGGTATTGAAGGGCAGATTATCGGGTTGAGTACGGCGAAAGGTGCGGCGGGGACGTTTTACAATGTCTTCTGATCTGCCCACGGGAAACAGAATGACTTCGTGCCGTGGTTTATCCCGTGGTCGAGCCAACCGGATCGTATTGAAGATCCTAACTGGTACGCCACCATGTTGAAGAATAAGACCGCAGCGAATGGTCCTGAACTCGGGAAACGAGACATGATGCAGGAATTCCCGCGCACGTGGGAAGAAGCCTTTGTTGCGTCAGGATCGCAGGTCTTTGATGCATCGATTGTTATGGCGATGATGAAGGAAGCGGCCAGACGTAAGCCATTGGTTATGACACAGGAACTTCGTGAGTGGCAGGAGCCAATCATGGGCCGGGAGTATGTTATGGGGGTTGATTGTTCGGAGGGGTTGTCTGATGGAGACTACGGAGCGGCGATTGTTAGGGATTGGCGGACGGGGCTGCATGTGGCAACACTCCGGGGTCGATGGGAGCCACGTGTTTTCGCGGCCAAACTCGCGGATTTCGCGTGGCGATGGAATTCCGCTTTTGTTGGTGTGGAGCGAAACGGGCCGGGACTCGCTGTGCTTGAGGCTCTCTCGGACGTGGGCTATCCTAATATTTACTATGAATTGCGCGTTTCGGGTACTTCAGGGGAAAATGTCAATATTAAGGAAGGGTGGGTCACAAATAAAGCTACCAAGCCTGTGATGATTGCTGCGATGCAGGAAGCACTGGCTACAGGCGCGATGATTTCGTATGATGAATTGTTACTGGGTGAATACCTCACGTATGTGCGCGAGGAGATTAGGGACCAAGATGTGAAGGTATCCAACAAGACCGGGCGTACTGGAGCGCGTCGGGGTGCCTTTGATGACTGTTTGATAGCCGATCTGATCTGCTGGCAAATGCGGGATTACTTCGAGCATAAGAATCAGAATATCGCTGATCCGTATTATGCCGACGCGATCCCGATGGCTGATCTTGAGTATCTGGATTCGGTACGCTCCGGGAGTCGAAGAATGCGATTAATCGAGAAGTATGGCAAACAACTGCCTGATCGAGCAAGAGTATGATAGAATATGGGGGATTACTATGCGACGACAAGAAGTTTTAGATGTTATGGAGGGTAATGGAGCCACAGAACTATTTCCGGTCTTTGGTCGGGATGGTTCATTTATGGTCGTAGATAATGAAGGCAACCCGTTTCAGATCCCGCACGAGCGTCCGCTCACCGGCGGGGTTTTACTGTGGTTTCCTGTCGATGAGAAAGAAATTTCAATGAAATTAACTCCAGAGCAGGCTAATCTAGTTGGCTGAACTTGAAGGCGGAGGCCGAGACGAGGAACAAATTGTTTCCCTCGTCAATGCGGCTGTAGATCACTATAAGCCCCGCAACGACATGATGTTGCGGATGCTCGACATGTATGAAGTGGCCGAGCGTCCGGCGCAACCCGGCGGTGTCGCAGTGCGCGATAATATGCCGCACACGGCGGTAGGGCTTGCCGCAGCTATTATTACCCGGCAGGAGCCGCAAACGACCATCATGCCACGAGATGATACCCCGGAGGAGCAAGAGCGGTCCTCGCGTATCGAACAGGTCTTTGCTGGCATTCGTTCGGATATGGAACACCGTGCGTTTCGACGTGGCGATATGCCGCCCGATTACGAGAATGCCTTTAACCAGTTAAATTACGGGTGGATTGCTTCACGGCAGTATGTGGCTCCACAGGAAGATGGCAATAGTCCGTTTCGATTTACGCGCCATTATAATCCGATGAATGTGTATCCGGGTCCACAGACGGATGA